GTGGGAATTCTCACAATCATCTGGTGTACTGAGCCTTGATGGACAATTACCATTTTTCGGGAAATGTTCCAAAGTTGCTATGTGTGGTATGATGTCACCAAGAAATACACCATATTCGAGCATTGAAGCTGCTATCGAGGTATCCAGAACTCTCAGTCATCAAGAGTTTGGTACGAGAGAATCACATACACCATTACTTCTATCAAATGTATTACTTATAATTTTAGTGCTACTTATAGTTTTAATTTTACTATATCGTAATAGAAATCAATGAAGTTTAAAGCTAAAGTGTATGAACCTATGTACGAATTTAACAATAAAAAGTATATCAGATTTATTATCCCGGGAGATATCTCCGTGATCATAGATCGAATGCATACAAAAAAATGGCATTTACTGAAGAATGGAAATTTGGATATACCATTAGATGGTAACATTCTCAAAGTGAAAGTGCCATTTAGATATAGACGGGTTATGTGTGAAGTTAGAGGGCGTCCCATTCAATCTCTTTGTAATGGAGATGAACTTGAAGTCGTTTTAGACTTCAAAGGTGCATGGAATATTGAAAATTACTCGGGCTTTTCCTGGGTACTTTTGAGAGGATCTTTTTTATCTGGCAATGGAATAACCTCTAGACCAGAATCCTTGAATCCCTGAAAAGTTGATAGGACTCCTTGTGTACGAAAAAGCTCTTGTGTAAGATCCTCGAGTTTGTTTTGCAACTTCCTAATATTATCCTCAATGTTGACAGACGGCATTTACTCATTTAAAGTATACAATCTTTAAATGAGTAATATGAAGGTTCTCACGAGAACTGGATATCTAGTAGAAATGGGTGGATTACAGGATATTAAAAAGGAACTTAATGTAAGACCGGTCGTCAATGGCGATTACGGATTCCCTCCACCACCTTTTAAAGTTTACAAATCAGCTAAGACGGGAATCTGCGTTCCAAGATTCTACGGAACTTCTAAATTTGGAGAACCAGATCAAGATAAACGACCCGAACCCACCAAGATTGATACCAGATTTTCAGGAAAACTTCGAGACGCTACACATCAAAATGAAGCATTCGCAGCAGCTATTAAAGCAGGGCATGGCGTCCTTTCTTTACCATGCGGTTTCGGTAAAACGACTGTATCCCTGGCCATAGCCTCAAAACTCGGATATCGTACTATGATTGTTGTACACAAACAATTTCTCGCTGATCAGTGGAGAGAACGCATTCAGCAGTTTTGTCCCGGGGCTACTATTGGAGTTGTTCAACAAAATAAAAAGGAAGTCAATTGTGATTTTGTCATAGCCATGTTGCAATCTTTATCACAGAGAGAATATATTTTCAGTGACTTTGAAAGTATAGGAACTGTTATAGTGGATGAAGCACACCATATTTGTGCACAAACATTTTCACAATCTCTATTTAAAATGTGCCCAAAACACATCTTTGGTCTTTCCGCAACACCAGAACGGAAAGATGGTCTCACCAAGATTCTCCACTGGTTTATGGGACCCACATTTTTTGCAGTTGAACGAAAAAATCAGGAGCAGGTAGAAGTTTTTCCGGTTGTTTTTGAATCCCCAAACTACAAAAACCCTCCACCCTCTATGCGAAATGGTAAAATTTCAATGCCCAATATGATCACAGAAATAGTTGAGGATCGAACTAGAAACAAAATGTTAGTCGAATTGGTAAAAAAAGCATCTAGTGGTAGTCGCCAGCTTCTCGTACTCAGTGATCGCCGACAACATTGTGAATTTCTTCACCAGTGTTTCCCCAAAACATCAGGTCTTTACATGGGTGGTATGAAAGAATCTCAACTTCAAGAGTCTTCAAAGAAGAAAATCATATTCGCTACATTCAGTCAAGCCCACGAGGGTCTTGACATCCCCACATTAGATACAGTCATCCTCGCTTCTCCAAAATCAGATATTACTCAGAGTATTGGTAGAATTATGCGAGAGACTGCAGGAAAAAAGAACAATCCACATATTTATGATATTCACGATCCATGGTCAATTTTTACAGCTATGTATTACAAACGAACAAAGGTATATCGTCAAGGTGGTTTCAATATACATGGTAAAAGTATAGAAGAGCCGAAAAACAGCTTCCCTCAGGGAAAGTGTCTATTTTTATAATCTGATTAATAATTAAATGTCTGGTGCATTAATACAATTGGTGTCTAAAGGAGTTCAAGACGTATATCTCATGAGTGATGAAGGTCATTCATTTTTTAGAAGCAAGTTTACACGACATACAAACTTTTCTCAAGTTCCTAAATATATAAAAACTATTACAGACACAGACTCTTCCATTACAATTCCAGTATTCGGAGATATTATTAATGGTATATGGTTTGAATCAAATAGTAATAGCAATGATAACATCGCATCGAACTTATTTTATAATTCAACTATTGACCTTTATATAGGGGGTCAAAAAATTGACTCTCAACATTATGATTATTTTAGTGAAATATGGCCTAATTATTTAGCCGACACCTACAACAAAGCGAAGGAATTAAACACAAAGGCTTCACTTTCTAATCGATTCTTTGTACCCCTTCATTTTTTCTTTTGTGACCACAAAGCATTCTTACCTTTAGTTGCACTTCAAAATCATCAGACAGAAATACGAATCACTTTCAATCAATCGGTAATCAATACTATTCCAGAAAGTGAAAAAAAGGCTTTAGTGTATGGTAATTACATATTCCTTGATAAAGATGAAAGGGAGTCCCTTGTAAGGCGACCTATGGACTTCGTTATAACACAAACTCAACGTTTAGAATTTCCATTGAATGCTGTTACTGATAACATAACCGAATCTGGTGGATACAATGATTTAGATATTTCAAGTTTTAATCACCCAGTGAAGTCCATATTTTTTGGTTTCGGGTCATCACAAGTGAATCCTGTTGCCGATAGGTTTACATTTACAAAAGCAGATATTTACATCAACGGAACACCTTTAATAGAAAATATGAGTCCAGTATATTTTCACACAGCGCAAAATTATTTCAAATCCACGTATGGCAGAACGTATTTTAATCAAGCGAGTCACTCACCTATTTATACACGATATTTTGCATACCATTTCTGTATGAATGCATCAGACTATAACCCATCAGGATCTTGTAATTTCAGTCGCATAGACAATTCTAAAATTATTGTTAGGGGTGTCGAAGCTATTAATCGCGAACACATGTATGTATACGCAGTTAATTATAACGTATTGAGAATCAAGGATGGTTTAGCCGGAATTTTATTCGGCAATTAATGTATAATGGCGTTCCAAGCCGATGGCCCCCTTGTGTCAGTTGGTCAGATTTATGTAGGTAGTCTAGACGCCGCACCCAGAGAGGAAGATGTTATTACGGGTGTTGCGAGTATTGATACAGGTGAACTCACAGCAGATGAAATTGTAGTTGCAAACTTAGTTCTTTCAGGTCAACTGACTTCCACGGGTAATATGTTAATGACCGGGTTATCCAATATTTCACGTATATCATCGTCGCGAGTTGGTATAGGTACCGATAACTCTGTATATGAATTTATGGTTGGGGATAATAAAGTTGTCATCGATCGCAATTTACAGGATATTGTAACAGTTGATGGTAATGTGGCATCTACCAATCTTATAGCGACCGATTTTATTAGAACGTTTAACAATAAGTTTATTGTTGATAATGATGGATCAAATGTATTACAAGTTGTTGGGAATACACATAGTACAAATCTAATAGCCGACACTTTTCTCAAAGTTGGCCCTAATTCTGAGGTAAATGCAAATGTCGCACAATTTCAAAATGGAAATGTTCATGTAGATAATGGTCATCTTTTCGTGACAGGCAATTTATACATTGCTGGTAACGTCAGTATTACGGATGATCTTACTTACAAAAATAGTAATAATCTTGTCGTATCAAACGCTGTTATTCAAATGGCTGATGGAGTTCCCGGTGGTGTCTATGATAACGCTCTTATAATGACCGATTTCCCTGGACAAAAATCAAATATAGCGGTGGGGTATTCAGTCTCAAACACTGAAATATTCTTTTCTAGAACATGGGAAAGTGCCTACACCGTGGGTAGTGTGACGGTGGGGCAGCGAGTCCCACTTATATCAGATAGTGTAAATGTACACGTATATGGTAAATTGTATACAGAATCTAATGTTGGTGTGGCGAACATCGAACCCATACATACAATGTGTATAGGATCAAACGTATTTTTTGAAGAAACAGGTTCAAATGTCATGCATGCTACCGGTAATATTTACGTAGAAAAACTGAATCTCGGTAATGGTGGTATTACGACTACAAATGATCTGCTAACCATAGATGAAAACAATTTAGAAGCACCAATCACATTCGGTGGAAATGTTCAAACAATATCAGTTCGTACAACTGGATCACGAACCTCGGGTATATCAAATACCTCACCAACCGATACATTATCCGTGGGTACCAAAATTTTTGCAAATATAACAAATTCAAATACATTAGTAATTCATGGTAACACTTTTACTACAAACATTGAAACACGTTCACTTTATTCGAGTTCGTCCATAGTAATACATGCAGATCAAACTGGTGGTGATAGTACATCGAACGTACTTACACTTAAATCCGGTCCATCTAATTCCAATACGAGTAGTATTGTAATATCTGGTGCAAATAATACACCTACAAATCAACTTATTACATTCAAAACTAAAAATGCAGAAAGATTGCGAATTCAATCCAGTGGTAAAATCGGTATTTCCAATACAAACCCAGATGAAAAACTGACAATAAACGGAAATATTCACGCAATGGGACAGAGTGGTCTTATCGTCGGCAATGTATGGGGGTCTAAAGGGATGCGAATCTATTCTAAACCACAAGTTGGTGAAAATCGGATCGAAAATATAGTTGAATCTGGGAAAGGTTTGAATTTTCATGTAAATCAAACATCTACCATGGGTGCTGCAAAAATGACCATTCTGGAAACGAGTAATGTTGGTATAGGCACAACACAGCCACAGTCACTTCTCCAGACATCGGGTGGTAGTGTATTTGTTAATTCCCAAGTAGTGAGACGCAATAATTATAATCACCTTAACACACCTGCTGTTATTAATCAACCAAATGGTGCCAGTGTCTTAAATGAAACATCGAACGTCTTACAATTGACGAGAGAAGGTACTGGATCTAAACAAGGTGTGAGAGCTGCATTTAAGATGGGAAAGTGGCTTCTCGAGGATAACAAATCACATACACGACTTGATATAGATCTTGCACATGAAGATTATGCTGTGGATACTAATATCATTACTATTCGAAGCGATGGTAAAGTAGGAATTGGTCATACAAATCCAGAAGCCTTTCTCGAAGTAAAATGTGATGGTATAAGGTCCCCTGGTATGGTAGTTCACAATCACGACGATGGTGATGCCATAATAGAGGCCAAAACTGACCTAGCTCAAGGAAATGCATTTTCTGCTTATAAGAATGGTAATGGTGGATGGTCTGCGGGTATTACAGGGATAGAAGGTGATTTCAGGATTGTAAATAACCCACTAGATGTTTCATCTCCTGCAGCTACATCCCTGTACGTTAGTGGTTCATCAAGTAATGTCGGTATAGGTACCGATATAACACGAGATGATATAGAACTTAATGGTAATGTTGTGATTGGTAATAAATTAACTTTTGGCGGTCTTGCAGGGTCCGAATTTGGTAATACACAATTCATAGAAAGACGTTATGGTATTAATCAGGCTAAGAATGAACTTGTACTCTATAAGGGTAGCGCTGGTTCCGGAAATAGAGGTAAAACAAGAATTCGACACATTGCCGCAGAACATCTATTCCAAACTTACGACGATGCAACTTTCAACATTAATACGGAGATTGGTCTTGGTGAGAATGACCTCAGTGAAATACCCTTACGCGTTACAGCGTCTGGTGCTGTTATTGTTGGTGGTAATCAAACTATAGAACCCGCTGATCCAGCCAATAAACTTGTTATCGCTGGTAATATTGAGTTCGCGGCGGGTGGTCAGTTTAGGGTTACTGGTATTGAGTTTGAAACTACCGAACCTATCGGGAGTGCGTCGACGAATATTATTAGATGTGTTTCGAGTGTCTCGGGACGACGCCCCTTGAGATTTATTCATGAGATTTCAGATGGTAACGATTTCGAATTTGCCAGATTCGACGCGAGGGGACATTTGGGTATAGGGACTCAAGTCACAGGTAATTCCAATGTTCATATTCACAATCCATTAACAAGTGATCAAGATGTTTTAAAACTTACAAGTAATTCCGCATCAAGTGGGATAAGTAAGACTGGTATACTTTTGTATTTAAGTGATAGAGATGGTGGTTACATAAGAGGATATCACGACGTAGACAATGATAAAACTGGTCTCGTTTTAGGTTCTGTAAAGAATGGATCAGAAACTGATGATATTTATATCAATAATACGGGCCAAGTAGGAATAGGAACAACAGATCCGGTGGAGAAGTTACATATTTACAATGGTGAGATACGTATAGACAATTCCACTACCGGTACATTCATTGAGTTGAATACACCGGGTGGTACTTCGAATATTCTCGCCGATGTTGATGGAAACGTCTTTATCAATCCCGCGTCAACAGAAACTACGATTGCTAGTAATCTTGTGATTGAAAATGATCTAACTGTTCTTGGAAACATTGATCTTGGTGAGGCTGTAGCTATTGGTTTGGGAGGTGAAACATCTAACACTCAACTTCAAGTGGCGGGTGGTATGATTACGGGATCTGACCAAGTGTTTAACAAGAGATATTCTACAAAGTTTAATAGATCTTCAATTAATAGTCATGATATTCGGTTTATATTTACAAATGGGAACTTCTATGCTAAAATTATCGGTATTCTAAGAGAAACATCTAGTGGAGCAACTGAAAATATAAGTACTATGATACTCGAAATTTCAGGGGGTAGTAGTAATCCATCGGTTAGACCCACAAAGGATATTTACGTCGGAAACAAAAGTATATTTGGTAATAGTAATTTTTACCCATGGAGTAGAATAGTTACAACAGGTAAAAATGGCCTCGTGATATCTCCAAGTACAGGTGCAAATGACGGAAGTCGAAACTATTCATACGACTTTCAAATTGAAATTGTATCTGCTTTCGATTGCAAATTAGAATCTATAAGAACTGCGAATCGTCTTGATGTTCCAGATACAGGTGTTCCCGGCATTCCTGGGTCGTCCACAGAGATTGTTGGATCAAACCCAGGAACAAATGTAACTGGCCAAACATTCGGATACTAAATTTAACAGGAGGGAAAACCTCACATTAGATTCAATTAATATTTTTACGCCCTGATGGTATCAGAGACGGCGAGTAAAACAACACCGCCAATGAATGCCATGATGACGTAATTCAGTTCAGTTTCTTCGCGACCTATATTCGACTTTATTTCTTCAGTAGTAACCTTTTCTACTGGTTTTTCCTGTCGAACTGGAGGGTCTAGATCCTCCAGTAGACAATATGCTATCATTTATATATTAATTAGAGATTAATTTCCTTCTTCTTTTTTCGTCTTGTCTTGGATTTGGTAGAAGTGTTAGATACGTTCACCTCCTTAACTTCTCCACCTGTAGAATCGCCCGATATAGATACTATATCAGACATATCATCGTCATCTACACTCATAGTTGGTCCTTCTTGAGGAGACATCATATTGGTGTTCATTGGTGGTGGTGGTGGCATGGAAATTCCACCCATGAGACTCGAAATATCTATACCAGGCCCCTGCATTTGATATCCACCCGATGCATCTTCATTCCCGGGCGCGTTTGCACCCGCAGAATCATTAGGGGAACGTGTTGTATTCTGAACCGCAGCCATCATATTTTTAATGAGTTCTGGATTTTGTTTCATAACATCATTCATATTAGGCATAACCGATTTAAACATAGAATTAGTTAAGTGGAACATCATAGCAGAACCGCCAAGCATCATGATGAGCTTAACTTCTGGAGCGACATTCACCTTCGAGCGATACTTCACATACAACTCCTCAAAGACACCATCATAGTCATCTACGTTCTCCATCACCGATTCAGACCAACCCTCGAGCTGAATCTCAAAGGGGTTATACCGCTTATTCAAAAATTCAAGCCCAGTGACACACGCTACCATCATTCGTCTGGAAAATCGAAGTGATTGCTCCACATCAATGCTGTAAGTGATTCGCTTCACTTCAGATCTAAGTTCATCTATATTAGAATAAGCCGTCAATCGCTTGTTTACTGCGAACCCTTTCTTTTCTAAACGACCCAATTTATTCAAAAGGTCCGATTTCTCTTCATCAATAGATGTGTACCCCTTCGAAGGGTTTTCTTCCTGACCACCCTGACCCATGGGCTCATCATCATAGAACATTGGCTCAGTTTCACCATAATCAATTTCATCTTCGTCTGGAACATTATGTACTGGAACAGATTGTTTATTGGGATTTACAAAAGCATCCATCG